TAGAAGTTTCGAGGTTTAGTCTTACTTCTAATCTGCATTACATCTTCTCGGCTTGTTTGCTCAACGAGCTCGAATAGGTCTTTAGGTCGTCCGGATACCATCTCTGCTGATTTTGACATATTAACTTCTTTTACATGAGCTCCATAAGGCAAACCACATGGTTTGGACATATCCTCATGCATAAGACCTCTGCCTCTGTCATTAGGCATTTCGTATTTTCTTTTTGCCATGTTATGGCCCTTTCTAAGAAACTGTAGTCATTAACTACAAGGTTTAATAAATAACCTCTAACATTAGAGGCCAACATTTGAAGACATTTCTTGAGGCCTCAGAGTATTTTCTTCGGCTGCGACCTCAGATTTTTCATCACCCTTTAACGCCTGAACCATTTCAATAAGTCTTGCCAAATGTTCCAAGTCCATTGACTCAAGCTCTTTGAGTGCTTTGATTTTGTCGAGAGTCGCTGCCTCGTCATACTTATTCGCCTCATGTAATTTTTGAATAGCCAAAGCTCTATTTGTTTCAACGCCTGAAGTCCTTTGCGCATATAATCCCATGTCTGCCGCTGCTCTGGCCTTAGAAAGTTCAGAACGAGCTTGTAGTTCTTGCATTTGCACTTGCATCTGCATTTGTTGAGATTGCTGAGCTTGTTGAGAAGCCTGCTTCATTTGTTCTAGCATTTTGTCTTTATTTTGGAAAGCAGCATCTTCAATCATTGATTCATCAGGAATTTGAATACCAGCTTTTCTCAGTTCAAGTTTCTGAGCAAATGCCATCTGCTTCTGGGTTATGGTATTAAATCCAAGTTCTGCAGTTGAACGATACTTTCCAAAAGCTTTATTATAAAACAACGGTGCGGGCTCTTCACCTTCAAGCAATGCTTTAATCTTACCGATGGTATAGTTCTTTTGAATTATATCCATTGTCAGATCGGTGAGTCTACACTGAGAGCTATCCAAACGATCAAAAATGGGCTGTAACGAAGTAAGTCCAGCTCCTTGTCGTAATGCTGCCAAGTAACCAGAACTATCGTCTTGAACGATTTTTCCCATGTTTTCTTCAGATATTCCGGCACAGTTATAAATTTCTTTATCAAATGTTTCTTGGAGGGTGAAGAAAGTGGGTGGAATCTGCGGAGGCTGTATTTGTTGTACATCTGTTATTTGGGCGTCGCGTTTTATTGGTATTATACGTCCTTGGCCAGTTTGGAATAAATGACGCACATCGAGGGGGGCATTTTCCTTGAATATCCACCCTGAATTCACTACTGATTCGCAGTAATCTGCAGTCAATATTACACGCCTATTGAAAAGGATTTGAGGATCTAGAAGTCCTTTATTGACCCCAAAGATACGCTGGTACATATACGGCATCTGTTTTACATAATATCCAATAAATGGAACGAAGGGGTAATCATCGATTCCCAGAGGATTTGGGCCATCATAGAATATTTTATCTTGAATTTGTATAGCGAGTCTTACGGTAGGTATTGTCATTTCAATCATATCAAGCAGAGGATTCTCTGCGAGCATAGTATCAATATCGAGAGTATCGAAATAGCTAACATCAACACAGAGTCCTGTCATCTTATCGTATATCTTTTTAGCTTTGCGATAGTCTCTGTAAAAATATCGATCAAATGAAATTTTATTTCCTTGAGTATATCCAAAAGCTTCTGGTTCGTATTGAAACTTGCCGTCTCTAGCCATTCCCGTTGAGTTTCCTGCAAGCGCCATAATCGAATCATAATGTACAGGGGGCATTACTGCAGCGGCTGCTGAATGGGTCATGTAAGTTCTTGTCCTGATAAATGAAGCATCAGATAACTTAGCGGAATCCCTAAAGTATGGATCAATCATAAACTCGTTATAAGCGTAGTGTTTGTATTTCACATCGCCATTCAAAGGGTCATCAGTGTAATCTATGTATGCCTCTATCAAGCTCATGCCTGATATTATAGGACCTGCAAGGAAAGCTTCAGAGATGAGATCGTATACATTCTCTTTAGAGAATATGTTGAGAATTATCTTGGTCCATTGGTCTGCCGTTGAGTTATCCCCGTTAGAAGACGGAATAATTACCGATGATTTTCTGTTGCGCATTTGATAACCAGAGATCATGTTATTTACGGGGAGAACTCTGTTGAAGTAATAGGAGTTGCTTTGACTGCTGAGTACAGTCTGATTGGACTGAGCCATAAGGCTAGAATCTCCCGAATAGAGACGGGTAGCTATGTTCCCTTCTTTCCAGAAAATAGACCATAAAGAGATGTTATTATTATAATCGTTATCCATCTTCTGTTTAATGGCAGTATTATTACCGGGTAAAGTTTCAAGCGAAGTTCTTACCATAGACTAATTCTCCAAGTTATCTTTTTGATGTCAGTCTATGTCAGAAATAGGGTTTAAAACAAGTTATTTGTTGGTATGATTTTATTTTTTATTTGCTGATCTATCATCGTATATCATTTCAAACAAACTTTTGTTTAGTCTTATATATTGTAGATTTAAAGTCGTATATCCATTTACTATAATATGCATTTTCATCCCTAATTTGAACACAGTAATGAGATCTTCTTTTTTGCCACGTTGGTTTACATATATAATTCATTTTTAAGAATTCAGTCCACTCTTGTAGACATATTTTAATTTCATTTACCCAAAAGGCATATAAAGTTTTTTTTCTTTTAATTTCAAAAATATTAGAGTCTTTATTTATATGTTTTTTCATTTGATTAAGATGAAATTTAATTTTAGCTTTTCTTGGTATGATCCATGCCCGAATGACTCGAAAGCAAATATCCCTATTAAATTGACATGTATAATCATTTATCACTTTAATCTGATACTGGATCTTAATAATTGCTGAAAAAAATCTATGCGTCATCTGTCATACCTGGGATCGTTCTGGAATATTTTTGGTAAATTCCCTTTTCGACCATACAATGCTTCATTTCTAATCTTATCATAATTAGAACCTGAAGAAGAGGAATATGTTAAATGCAATCCTTGGCAGAGATAGCGGAGTGCATCCGCATAATCCGAGGCCCAGTTATGGAGAGGCTTAGGAGAATAGATCTGCTTATTTTCGTCGTATATTCTTCGGTAATTCTCCAGGGCATCAATGAGTGATTTACATTTGGTTGCATCAATCCACATTTTAGGGAAGTGGGTGAGCACGTTCTCTATACCATCTGCTACTGGTATTTGAGGCAATATCTCAAAGTTGAGGCCAAGTTGTTGCGCTTTCTCGTACCGAGTGACTGCACCGCCTCCCCATTCAGACACCTTCAAGTCGTGAGGGGCAAACATCATACCATAGCGATAAGGTTTATCTTGAATTAGCTTTGCATAATGGTCCAATCCAAGACGCGTATTAGAATAGCAATCAATAATACGAATAATAGTTCCATCTCCCATAGTTTGAAAAAATATAATGGTCGTGGCATCGTTGACACCAATATCAATTGCGAGATGCACAAGCAAGCCAGGGTCCCAAGCAACCGCATTGATCTGTCCATTCTGTCTCAACCTTTCTAAAAAACGACCGTAATAAGAACCATCAACGCCAGCTTCGAAACTGATTTCATATTCCTGGGCAAACTTTTCTGGCGACATCTTAGCTCTTTCTTCTTCTAACGCTGCAAGGGGAATGTGATTGATCTCTGAAGTTTTCTTAGAATACACAAACCAAGAAGGGGAAGATGAAGCGTATTTGAAGAGCTCATAGTAATGATTCTTGCCCCAAGGTGTTGAGAGTATGAGTAACCAACCGGAGTTAGCCGCAAGAATAGGAGAGATGGTATCGAGAACTTCGCCAGAATCAAAATAAGCATATTCAGATAATATGACCGCAAAGGGATTTCTTCCTCGTATAGATGTCTTATGAGTTTCTCCACCCACAAGCTGGAGGAGAGAGCCATTCTTAAAAATAATCTTCATTTCATGGGAATTTATGCGTTCTACAAAGGGCATAGGAAGGTAGTCCAGGAATGGAATAGAGTCTATAGTAATTGCATCAAAAACTGTACCCCTGGCCTGATTGAAAACGGGAAGAACATACATAACCATACATGTTTTAATGAGACACTGAAAAATAGCCATATTGAAACCTACCAGGTCCTTGCCTGCACGTCGTGGGAGTACGGCGATTACGCGTCGCTTACCCTCCAAGAATATGGCATCCCAGATGGGGACCTGGTAGGGTCTAAGTTGAAACTTATCTAAATTATAGGCTTGCTCCATTTACTCTACTCTATCTATATTTGAATAATACTCTTCCATGCAACTCAAACATCTATATACCAACTCTTCAGAAATAAAAACCAAAACTCCTTGAGTCTTATGGCATTCGATACATTCTTGAAGGGGTTTAAATTCTTCTGGGGGTTGTTGCATAATAATCACGTGTTTGATTCATGAATCTTATCCTTATTACTATGAATAATTCCTGAAACCAGATGAGCTACTGCATCTTCATTTTTCTCTTTAGCAAGTTTTACATGATAGGCATCATCCTCTTGGAACTCTTTATCAAACCTATAAAGCCTATGATGCACTGCCTTCCAGTTTGCTTTGTTATCTACGGCATTAGCCCACAGTCGCTCGCCAAGTCTCAGTTTAGTATGCTCATAAGCTGCCTTAAACTCTTTATTTCTATTGACCAATCGATAGAAAGTATCTTTATATATTTCTTTAATAGTCATGAACTCTGTGAGGGTCTTGGCTTGTGGGTACTGATCAGGAAAAGCCCGAAGCTCCTCGGTCCATTGCTCGATTATATGAGTCGAGAGCGGCATCTGTCTCCACGTATAGCAGCCTTCAATGGGTTTTAAAGAAGTACGGCTTTTGGAGACTTCCTTCTTTTCCATGTTAGGATGAGAGATTTTCACTCTAAATTCCTTATAGTAATTTCTATTCTTGGTTTTAAGTCATAGAGTTTTTTGGAGAGCTCGCTGGCAATGAGACAATCATCCTTAAAAACTACATTCTTGCAAGCATCATACAATAAGCCATTAAGATTATCTATATCGGGGGATCTATAATGGTAAATATGGGATATGTGCTTGCGGTGACCCACGGGAAAGGGAAAATAGTAGGTAGTAATAACTTCAATGGGTCCCTCAAAAAGAGGATCGTTGCCATGACACTGGCCTAGATAAAGTGCATAGGCGAGTTTTTCATGAGTTTGTGTGTCATAGAATCTGGGTTTATACCCTGCGGTGGTGACACCTGCTCTTTTCCAGGCTATGGGCTTAACTGGTATAAGATAATGCTTTATCAAGTCTTCTCCTTTTTAATATAGGGGGACTAGTTCAGAGCCCCCCCCGGAGCATCTTACGTATGAAACAAACGCAAAAAGCAAAATGAGTATACTTAAGTGGGTCTACAAGTGCAAGCCTTATGTACGGATAATATTTCTTGTTGTTGGGGGGCGGTCAATCTCTCAAGCGCGGGGTTAGGAATAAAAGAAGAGAATAAATTGCCCCGAGTCCACAGTTCATGCCTTTTCATTTCTAAGTCATAAGCTGATTGGTAATCGTTTGTCTCTGTTGGATTTTGAGTTATTGTTAGGTATTGCATGGAAGAGCTTGGCTTATGCTTTCCCGTTTGAGGGTTATGTTTGTGTCGTTTACAAACACCCAAAAGGTAGCCAAAGGGGTGGGCTATTCTCTTGCCTGCAGCAACTTGCTCCTGCAATGTCTTGTGTGCATATGCAATCGTCTGAGGGGAATATTCGGAGAGCAAAGAGAGCTGCTCCATGGTGAACTCTGACATGTCCAACTTCTCCTGTTTGGTCATAAATGGACGCAATACGGCTTTCTAATTCTAACTCATTCTCCCAATTTTCCATCTCTTTTAACATCTCGGGCGTGACAACGGGGGCTACGCCAAGAAACTCCCCTTGAGAAAAAGGTTTATAACTATCTAAAACTAAATAACTATCCTTTAACTTATTAATATGTGTAACCGATTTCATGTAAAGATGGTGTAGTGGTATGAATCGGCAAGATACTAAAATATGTTCGATTCGGCATCTAAAAGACAAATCTGAGAACAAACCATCAAAGGTATACAAGTGAGGAGCCCAGTAAGTGTAGAGCATATGAAATATACCCATACGCTGGAGCTTTTGACACCATTGGTTAACTGTTTTACGACAGAGGCCCGTAGCTGAGGCTATGGTAGCTTGTGTGGGATAGATAAACTCATGCTTATTGTTGAGTCGAATGAGATAATTGAGAATAGAGATTGCTTGTTCAGGTAAATTGTATAAAAGCTGTATTAGATTAAGCTTTTTTTCTTTTTCTTGTTGACTTGTTGGCGGGTTAGTGTTAGATTTTATTTGCATATTTATCGATTTTGTTTGCATATTGATGTCCTTAAAGCGTTTATCAATATGTGAAAAAAATTAAGATACCCCTGAAGACAATTCAGGGGTATTTTATTTTTAAAAAATGATTTTCAATTTTTAACAGCTTTTAAAATATAACTTTATTCCTAAAGTTTCAAGTCCGAGATAAAAAAAAATAATTCTCTCCCTCAATTTCTATACCATGTGCATTGATCATTATGAGGAAAGCATCTGCATTTTTTACTCTTGATATAGCCCTGAATAGAGCTCTCAATGAGGTTATG